GAGATGCAACTACGAAGTTAGCACCACCACGAAGTGTTAATTGGTGAATCTTATTAGAAACTTTGTTCAATTTGATTCCCAATGTTTGAAACCATGCATTCTTAGTGTATGCATTTGAAGAACCACCAATGTTTGACCAAGTACCACCTACATATTCCTCACCAACGTTAGTTGACCAGTATTCAGTAGTTAATGCGTTGCTCTTTAACATATCTAAGATTTCTAAATCAATCTCTAAAGAGATATAATCAGATAACATAGAAGTTAATTCAGCTTCTGCATCGATTGAGTGGTAAGCGTTTAAGTCTTGCGCTAATTCAGGAGTCCATACTGCTTTCAACTTACGAGTTTTAGCAACGATAGCCTCTGATTTCAATTCTAAGTCGATTTCAGGGATATCTAAAGCAGTTGTAGTGTTACCACTAGCATTTGCAGTTGAATCTTCGAAATCACCTCTGTCATAAGCAACAGGAACTTCAGAATAAACTACAGCCGCAGTACCAGCGTTTGCTAATGCAGCTCTTTGAGCTAAAGAAGCAGAAACGAAGATTACAACGTTTGTACCAGATACATAGTTGAATTGAGATAATGTAGAGTGTACACCAGAAGTTACAGCGAATGAACGTACAGCTTCAGTATCAGCAGTTGCTGAAATGTTAGCTTTAGGGATAGTCAACTTAACAACTTGGAATCTATCTTGGTTTGCAACAGCTGGAGTAGTTGTTGAACCAGATAAGTTACCATCAAATCCTACATCAGCCCAAGAAGCTGAAGTTTGTGCAGTTACAGTTGCAGTTACAGTTGCATCGTTTACAGAGTATCCGTAACGGCCTTCACCATAAAGACCACCAGTTGCTGCATCAGTTCTACCGAAGTTAGCAGCTGAACCAGTTGCGTTAGTACCACCGAAAAGTGATTTACCACCGAATTGTCCAGCACCACCTTGTGCAGAACCATATTTGAAGTCTAAGAAGAAGATAAGACCTGAAGGTAAGTTCATAGGTTGTACACTTACGAATTCCTTAGATGCGATTTCTCCGAAGATTCTTCTTACTAATGGTAAAGCAACACCAGACCATTCTTCTGATCCTGATGATGTACCTGTTTGAGTTGCCTCATCCAACAATTGCTTAGCTTGGTTCTCTAATAGAACAGCCATAGAGTGTTGGTCTCTTTCTTTCATACCTTCTAAAAGGCCAGTTTTTTCCCATTTGCTCTTTAACTGACGAGTCTCAGCTAACATTACCGCTTGTGGGTTCTTGCCTTCCATAAGTTTGCTTAAATCAAAATTTGCCATTTTTATTTATTTTTTTATGGGTTTTTTATTTTATGATACCAGCTAATTGCTTAAAGCGATTTGCTAATTCATTACTTTCTGCGATGATTTCTTTTGCAGGTGCTGTTGAAGCTTGAGCCTTAGAAGCAGTACCTTCGGTAATGTTCTTTTTAACTTGAGCTACTTTTCTTTCAGTTCCTGTGAATTTCATTGATTCAGAAAGTGTTGCGTAAACTAATTTTACTTCTCTTACAGTTGAAGTTCTGTCTAAATTTTCTACAACTTTAACTTTTTGTTCGTTAGTTAAGTTATAACCTCTGAACAATTTGTTAGCGTATAATAATTTAGCGTTTAAAAGGTTTACTTCGTTGATTGTACCTTTCAAAGATTTAATCACTGCGATTGCTTCTGCTAATTCAGTCTCAAGTTTTGCAACTTCAGCTTTCATTTCACCTGCATCTTCAGCTTTATCTTCTTCAGCTTCATCATCTCCGTATCCCATTTCTCTTAGAATTTCGTCTAAGTCGATTTCTTCTTCATCAGCTGGAGCTTCTTCAGCTTCCATAGCTGGTGCTTCAGTTGGTTCAGCTGCTACTGGTTCTTCAACCGGTGCTTCTTCACCTTCCATAGCTGGTGCTTCAGCAGGAACTTCTTCCTCACTTTCTTCACCTGCGATTTGAGCTTCTAATTCTCTGATGATAGATTCTAAATCTAATTCATCTTCGCCCATTTCATCTTCACCTTCCATAGCTGGAGATGCTTCTTCATCATCTTCGGTTGAGTATTCCTCATCCATTTCTTCTGATTCTTCATCTTCGCCTTCAGTAAGGTCTTTAACTTTATCATAGTCTTCTAATTCTTCGCCTTCTGGAGAAGTTTCTTTAGAAATACCACTTAGGTCAGTTTGTGCTGAATTTGCTTTATCTGCAGGTTGTTTGTTATCACCACCACCTAATTCACTAGATACATCATTATCTTCATTCACTTCTACTTCTTCTTCTTCACCTTCCATTTCAGCGGTTAGTTTTTTAGAAAGAATAGATTGTAAACGAGGAGTAAATGCTTCTTCTAATGCAATTTTAGCGTTAGCGATAGCAGTTTCACGTACAGCTTTAGCATCAGCAATTGCTTCTTTCAACAATTTTGAACTTGCCATTTGTTTCCTTATTTATCGGATTTCTGAAGTCATTGTATTTGTGGACTTCAATAGAATTTTTTTATTGGCGTTTCGGTCACTACACATAAAGGTGAGTATTCATTACCAATGGAAAACGCATATAAAATACGTTATTGTATCAATAAATATGTAAAAGTTTAGGAAAACGTAATTTTTCTAAAAAATTCTTTAGAAAAGATAAATAAATCCAGAATGCTTATCTGATTTAAGTTTTTGGCGAATACGCTCATCTGAACAACCAAAGTGGTTGGCTGCATCTATAATTGAATAAAATTCTTTACCATCACAACTAATGATAGGTAATTCTAATGTAATGTTTCTTTCCCACAAATCTTGCATTTGTTCGTAGGTGATATCCCAACCATCTACTTTCTTCCAATGACGGTATTTGGGATTGTTTGATTCTATGTAGTTTCTAACCATTGATTCGGTCATATCACCACCAATCAACTCTGCTACCTGTTTTGGATTCTCAAAAGGAATTCCATCAACTTCGTATTTAATTTGTGGTTTTGTTTCCCCACCAATGATTTGCCACTCTTTGTACTTGGATTTAGTTGAACGGCATCTTCTTTCAACTTCGGTAGCTACTAATGTATTTGGGTCTATTGAAATTGCCGCTTCTCTAAATGATTTGTATTTCACACCATCTACCACACATTGATAAGTTCCATCGAATTCAATATCTTCTGCCGCAATATCAGGGTTTCCTTTTACAAATACTAATATGTTTTGATGAACCGATGCTACCTTACGATTTCTTTTGAAGTAGGTATCAACCACTCTAGCAGCCTGATGTTGTGAGTTGAATAGAATCATATCGTTATAGAAATGAAGTCCAGCTTCCTCACAAGCTTTAATGGTTTTGTTTACCAATCCTCTATACTTTCCTATTTTGTAATTTCCAGTTACCGATTGTTCTCTTACTTCAGATACCACTACTGCAAAGAATCTATTATTTTTTAACTTCTTTGCTGCCTTTCCTAAGATACTGAAATATTTCTCATCAAACTCCGTATCTTCCATAGTTGATATATCCAATGGATTATTACTATATACTTCTAAATCATAATAAGGTGGGCAAGTAAAAACAAAATCAAATTGTTCATCACCTAAATAATTTAACATCTCATCACTATCACCAGTTACCCACTTTGGTTTAGATGATTGCTTTCTATTTTCTTCTATTTGTTGTTTGGATAAATCGATACCCATATACTCATATCCCATTTCGGTTGCCACAATACCCCTAACACTTCCGCCGGCAAATGGGTCTAAAACCTTACCTTGCTTTGGAGTGAACCATTGATACATATGTTCACAAAGGGTTGCATCGAATATTGAAATTGTATTATCTTCCCAGAAACGGGCTCTACTTTCGATATCTTCCCTACCCAATTCTGATTGAATATTGTAGGTTTGTATCCAGTACCTCTTACGGTCCTGCCATTCTTTAGTTCGGGTATCTAATATTGAGAAAGGCTTAATCATATGTAAATATACGAAAAAAGCTTGGAATAACCAAGCTTTTCTTTATATTTTTTTATTAAATTTATTAAATATCACCAGTATATTCCACATCTTTATCAAGACTTAAAATATATTTATCTTCTATTTTTTGTAAATTTCTTCTCCACATTTCTAATTGACCAGTACCTTTTTTTAATGCCGGCATCATAGCTGCTTTTTTCTTTGGGTCTTTTTCAGCAAAATATGCATCTTTCATTTTAAGTTGAGCATTTACTAATTCTGCAACTTTCTTTTGAACTGCTAAATACTTAACATACATTTTAGGTACTCCACCACGTAAATTCATTGGGCCCTCTTTTACTACTGATTCGTTAGGTACACAATTTGGAACTTGCTTACCACCTTTATCTTTCATACCAACTTGCTTATATCCTTTCCAACAAGGTGAATCTTCAGCTATTCTAGCTTCGTTTTGTCCGTATTCGTGATAGTTAGATGATGCTTGTGAAATAAAGTTTTCTGCATTAGTAATATGGTCTTGAATCCAAGCTGGAATATCTTTTTCATTTTCTCCCATCTTAGCTTTCAATTCAGTTGCCATCTTAATGATAGTATCCAATGAATTGTTTGCCATTGATACTTCGTGGTCTTCAGAGCCTTCTGCTTCATTAACGAATGCGGTTGCAAATGGATTAGAAATTACTTTACCCATTTCAAATTTACCAAATGCTTTTTGTGATACCAATCCTCCTAAACGAATCATAATTATTTCTTTTTATTTCCTAATCTTTCATGCATCGTATCAGTACTGATATCTGCAATCTCATAGTAACGATTTAAGATGTGACCCATATCTTCATATAAAGAATGTAATCTCTCATCCATTGCTTTTGCTTCTAATGCGAATTTATCAAATGATTTTCCCATTTTATCTAATTCTTGCATATTTCTTTTTACAGTCACATTATCAAACCAATCACCACTTTCTCTTAGTGTCATTTCTTTTGCAGCCTCAACAATAGCACCTAATGTATTTGCAACCTCAGTCATATCAGATTGTCTTTTCATTTGGTCTTGGAAAGTGTTGTAAGTAGAAATGATTTCTAAGAAGTGTTTTTTAACTTCGTTTGATAATTTTCTATCTTCTAAGTTTTCAGCTAAGCTGAATTTACCATTTACTATCTTTACTTCCTTCAAGTTAGTTTTACGGATATCATTGTATGCCTTCGCTACAGTTGTTCCTTTATTGCCATCAACTTTTAAGGTTATCTTATTGTTGTGTACAAAATCGTATATGTCAAAATTCTTTGCCATTATTATGCTATTTCAGTTATTATTTCTCTCATTAAATCCTGTGCTTTGCAGTACTCACCACAAACATCAGTTCCTATTTGCTGTAAACCTCTATTAACAGATTCGTTTACAGGCACCATAAATGCACCATGTGTAGATGGGTTAGATACAAAATCCCAACCAATCAATTCAAAGTCATCCTGAACCTTTACTTTACCCTCACCAATATTAGTTACCGAACCCATACCTCTTGATGAGATACCTAATAGGATTCCAGCTTTTAATAATTCTTTTAAGATGTTACCAGATGGAGTTGGTAGAATTTCTACTGTCCCACAAAGGTCATCACCTTCCCAATGGATTTCTCTTACGTTATGAGATACGTTCTTCAAATTAATTACAGTAGAATCTGGATGGTCTAATTCACCTAATGCTCTACGTTCTTTAATTAGTATTTCGTATTTCTTAGCCTCTCTCATTAAGATTTCTCTAGGATATACTCTACCATTTTGGTTTTCAGCAGATGCTCTTTGTAGAACTCCCTTTACTAAGGTTCTTCCTCCTTCATCTTCATTTACCTTACCTTCGAATAGGTTTGTTTCTATTAAGAGTGATTTCATTTTATATTCTTATTTTTTAGATTCCATTTTGCTTCTAATCTTATTAGCAATAGTACCTAATTGAGTTTTATCAATACCTAAACTATCAACAACTTGTGCTACTAATTGTAATTTTTGAACATTACTAAGTTTAGCATCTTTTATTTTATCAATAGCTTGAGATAATTTCATTTTAATTGTCGATGGAATTGTAGCGGTTGGTAATTCAGTAGATATAGATTCTTTTTTTGAAGCTCTTAAATCTGCTAAATCATCTGCTTCAATATCACCATCTTTATCAACATCCAATTCTTTTTGCCCACCAACTAATGCTTCGTTCTTTTCACCCTTACCATTCCAAGCAGAATCAATTTTATTAAAGAATGCTTTCTTTTCATCATCATTCATATCATTGATACCTTTACCTGCTTTATCTAAAGCCTTTTGAAAGAATGCCTGATATTCAGATTCTTCAGTCATTACTTCCTTAACTAATTCTTTTAGTCTTTCTTTAGTGATTTTCATACTTTCTTTTTTATTTGGTAGACCTTTATGTGATGTAGATGCGTAATCCTTTGCATCTTTATCAGTCATACTATCAGCTGCTTTCTCAACTTCTTTAGATGGTGCTTCCATGTCTCCTTTTTGTACTGCATGAACCATACCCATAAATTTTTGTTGTGCTTTAGATACTGCTGGCATATTATAAAGTTCTAATTTTTTCTGAAAGATTCATTAATCTCTCTTTTATTTTATGTAAACTTTTGTGCGTTCTTTTATAGTAATCATCTTTGGTAACACCATTCTCAGTCTTTAACTTTGAATACCAATTAACGAATTTTTCAACTTCACCTAATTGTTGTTTAATAGATGTTATACCTTTACCTATTTTAGCTTTTGCAGAACCATCTTCTTTTTTTAATGCTACCCAACGATTTTCATTTAAGCTAGCCTCATCATCATCTTTTGCCAATACCATACCACTCTTATCTGCAATTTCACCAGAATCACTGCAATCAGTTGCAGTTGGTTTTATTTCTAATGGTTTTTTAGAATTAGCAGGAACATCGTTCTTCAACCAATCCTTTTCTTCACCAACAAAAGTTGCTCCAGATAATTTAGCTAATTTAGCGTTTTTACCAGCAATTTCGGATGGTTTTGAAAATGGTGCACCAGAACTACTTGTTATTCCTTCTTCTAAATCATCAACAACTTCACCACCAGTTACACTAGCTAATCTATTGTTTTTCTTTTTGGTTTGACCTGGCTTTGAAAATGCATTAGGTGTATCGTATCCAGCAACTGCAGCAGTTCCAGTCATTTCTTCCAATTCCTTTTCGGATTGGATTTCTTTAACTATACCTCTGATTATTTCTTTTAGTCTATTTGACATTTACCTTTGATTTTAATTCTTTAATTAATTCATAAGAAAGCATTATAGATGAAACGTTATTATCAGTTACAGTTTTACCAATTTTCATTTTTTCTAAAACAGAAATAGTTTCTGACAATTTAATTGTAGTTACTTTATCTGATATTTTAGATTTAATTGTTTTTAATTCTTTCACAATTTGTGGAAGTTCTACTGCTAAATAATCTTTAAATTTAGTTGTATTAGACATGTTATTAATATACTCTTTTAACAAGCCTTTTTGTTTTTCATCTAAATTTGTGTATTTTTTATTGAAAGTTTCAACAAGAATCTTATAGGTTAATAATCTTAGGTCTTTATCTTGCTGTTTATAGGTTTCTATTAATTTAGAATCTTCAGTTTTGTTAGTTTTTACTAAAGGGGGTCTTGAAATTATATTTTCAATAAGAGTTACTTTAGAATTGAATATATCCTTAATATCGTAGTTTTCAGAATTTTTAGATTCAAATACTTTATATATTGAAGCTAATACTTTATAGTTAGTTATAGGAGAAGATAGAAATTGTTCTAATTCAAATTTCTCATTAATTTTCTTAATAAGATTATACTTTTCTTTTACAAGTTTACCTTCGTTTAATTTAGAATGTGCTTGTGATACAGTATCTACAAACATTTCAGCTTTACTTTCAGAATTATATTTTTCTTTTAATAGTAAATCATAAAGACGTAATTCTTTATTTAATTCAGTACCAGAAGCAAAAAATTCTTTTACAATATTTTTTGCATTTTCTGTCTTATCACCATTAAGTACTTCTAATGTTATCTGTCTTACTAAAAGCTCAAATAACACTCCAGTATTCTTAACCTTAGAATGTTTTATTTTTTTCATTTATTTCCCTATATTTAACCTAATGTCTATAAACTAACACATATAAATATAAACTTTTTAATGTTTATTAAAATTTGGTGTCATCTAACAGGTTATTTTCATCTAAAAGGTCAGATTTTTCCGTTTTTTCACTTAAAATCTTCTTTTTTGCTGAAATTCCGTTAATATATTCACGTGCCAATTTTTTACTTGATTCGATTGAACGAGTTTCTCTTTTACGTTCTTTCTCATTTTCTTTATTTCCCAATGGGTCTCTACCATATGGATGTTTATCTTTACCATAAGTATTACCTTCTCTTGGTCTACCACCTTTATTATCAACAATCTCCTGCTTCATTTTTTCAATCTCCTCCTCTACATTTTGTTGTTCAGGTGGATTTGCTGGGTCTTGTCCTTGCTGTTCAATTGAATTGTATCTGAAACGGTCTTTAAGGTCTAATATCATCTTAGCTCTTTCAGTATCCATCTCATCCTCACTTATACCAAATATATTATGATATACCCAATCAGTAGATAACATATTCATTCCTTTGATATCCGTTGCTAATCTCACTTTCTCACTCCATAAGTTTACTTTCTCTTGCTCATATATTGTAGATGAATTAGTTAAAGTAAGTTGGAAGTTTGTCATTTCTGCATCATCAATACCTTGTCCAGCTAAGTGAACGATTGCTATTTTATATAATTCACTAACGATTGTTCTTTGAATTCTTTCGATAGTTCTAGCAAAACGAACATCTTCTGCAGCTAATGTAGCCTTACCATTAACATTCTCATCATAAGATAAGTAAGCCTTTGGAACTTTTAATGCTGCAAATAATTTAGCTTTTAAATAATCAATATCTTCAACTGCTGCATAATCTAAACCAGCTAAGTTTTCAATTGATGTACCACTATCTCCACCTCTAACAGGTAAGAAAAAGTCTTCAGTAAGATTCTGAATATTATATTTTAAGTTGTAGTCACCACTATTTTTATCAACAAACGGAGTTTTCTTCATTTTGTTGATAATTTTTTGCATATAGTTATCAACCTCTTGTGGATTAATATTACCAATATCAATTTTGAACACTCTTTTTTCAGGAGCTCTCATAATACGATGGATTAACATCGCATCTTCCATAAGTGATAATTGCTTCCAAACTCTACGACCATTTTCAATCATAGCTTTACCATATGGAAGAAAGTTTGTATCTGAAAGTAAACGGAAGTGAGCCATTTCATAGTTCTCATATTCCTTCTTACCAAATCTATCTAATTCAACTTTAAACTTAACATAGTTTTGATTAGCTGGGTCAGTACCCTCTAATCTTTCAGTATTATATACTGAATATGGAGTTACATTTATAATACCTTTACCTTCTGCTATTTCTAATGCTAAAAAGAAATCACCATATTTTACCAAGTTTCTTACCCAAGGCCATAAATTGAATTCTATATTAACTACATCATAAAATAAGTTATGAAGTATTGCACTTACATTCTCATTTGATGATTTAATTTGTAATACATCACCATATTCATTTTTTGTAGTAGATTCATCAGCGTATATATCCAATGCTGATGCTATAATTGGGTCATTATCCATAGCATCATAATCTCTAAAAAGTTCTCTACGAACTTGATGATATGCCATTGATTGTGCACCCTGATTAGTCTCATAATAAGACCTTTGTAACTTTGTATATCTATCTCTAAGATTTACGAAGTTTGTATTCATTTGGCGTTCATCCGT